AAATTCTCAATAGAATTCATAAGTGCTTCAAACTCTCTTTGTTGAGTTGCTCCTAAACCACTTCCAGTTGCGCCTAGTACCTGCGCCTCCGCTTTCATTTTATTTAACCCCACTAAAGCAGCATTGGAGCTAATAGAATCTACTTTAACATTTAAACGAGCTTGATCAGTGTCAAAAGGAAGGCTTCCTGTTAATACATTGAAGCCTCCTATATTACTCGCAGGGTCATTAAGTATAGCCATTACTTGATCAAGATTATTTAAAGATGGGCTAAGTGCGGATAACCCTGCTTCTTGAATGCTCTTTTGCTTAGCGTTCCAAGCAGGTGTGCCGTCTACGCCTTCAAACCAATCTTTAACTCCGGCTATATCTTTAACTAAACCTGTGTTTACTGCGCTTATAAACGCTGTATCCAACGGTGCTGTGCCGGTACTGGTTACAAACCCTTGTACCTGTGCGCTTTTCAATAGCGCAAGTTTAGCATTCTCAGATAAACCAGCGTCTGCAACAGGAGGAGCAGTAGTAGTTGTTCTTAATAGACCGGCTGCTTGCGGGTCGGTCAATACCCCGTTATACATAACCTGCCCATCATCGAACACTTGTAAAGATACCTGTACTCCCGCTTTATCTAGAAAATTAACAACATCTGCTTTTACAGCACCACCAGCACCTGTGCCAGAGCCTGACGCCTCACCAGCAAGTTGCAACCCTAAAGACCCAGGATATTGATAAGTATCTGTTATAGGATCGCGTACTAGGCCTTGAGAGTTAGTAGACAAAGCAAGCACCTTACCCTTCTCATCCATATAGTTTTTAACGTCTACTTTAGAATCAACGGGTACTTTTTCTTTATATCTTTCATATATAGATTTAACAATATTAGGTAAATCAGCAACAGGAATAGCCCCTGAAGAGACTGGATTACGAAGTGCATCTATTTCTTTGTTAAGTTCTTCATTTTTAGAATCTTTTATAAGAGTATCTAGATAAGATACGCCAGTGGCTATCTGAACTCCTTTTGTAGTAACGTCTACTCTATTTTTTGCGTCTGCTTCAGCTTTTAACTTAGCCGCCTGAGCCTCTTGAGTAGCCATCATAGTAGCTTGCAGGCTTAGTTGAGCAGCAGTGTTCTTATCACCTGACTGTTCAGCTAACTGCGCTAACTGCCTAAGACCAGCAGAAGTAGACAAGTCAGGAGCTTGCTTAGTAAGTTGATCTCGCAGCTTATCCGCTGATGTTCTTTGATCCATACCGAACAACTGCCCTAGACCTTTAGTGAAGTCAGCAGCTCGCTGTGGGGCATAGTAGGTAGCAGCAGCACCAGGCGTACCCATCATAGATACAAGCCTAGCACCTTCAGCTCTCTGAGCCTCTCTTGGGTCAACTGGTGTAAGCAGATTAGAGAGTAAACCTTGTAATAGTTCGTTAGCCATTATCAGTTACCTTATGGGAGATTAAGCGCAGCATTCTGTTGTGCAGCAGTAGGCATTACAAAGCCAGCAGGTGTGCTGCTAGTGCCTCCACCAAATAACTTACCAAGCAGGCTACCGAGGAATGAAGTACCGCCACCGGCAGGGGCATTTAAAGCATCAAGAAGCCCCTGTAACTGTACTTGACGCAAGTTGTTTGCCTGTGTTTCACCAGCAATCCTAGCCTGTGTACCCTGTCCAGCCAGTTCGCCACCAGTTACAGCACCTTGCGACTGCGCTCTATTAATCAACTCAGCAAAAGGAGTGTTTACTTGTGTCTGCATATTCATCTGTTGTTGTGGTACAAAGGCATTATTAAAGAGTCCTTGACCAATGTTAAGCTGTTGAGTCTGCTCATTCATTGCTTGTGTACGACCCATAAGAGCATTCTGCGCCCTCTGTTCTTCTAAGGCTTTAGCAAAGGCAAACTGTTCAGGTGCGCCTCCGTACTGAGCAGTCTGTAAGCCGCCTCTGCCTTGATTAAAGAGCCTCTGCTCCATACTTAAGTATTCTCGTTGTCTAGAAGGTGCGCTTGCGGCTTCCAACTGAGCAGTTACATCCATAGCTCGCTGGTCAAGAGGCTGTGCAGCTCCACTAAACATACCACCACTAGATGTAAGGAGTTGATTCATCAATGCCTGTAACTGAGGAGATAACGTACTTGCGCCACCTCCGGGAGCAAAGGTGCTAGACCCAGTAGCTCCTGTTACTGTATATGGCTTAAACTGAATATCACTTTGATACTTATTAGCCATATCTGTTAGGGCTGTCTGTTGAGCAGTCCCAGCATCCCTAGCCTCTTTAATACCCAGATTAGAAAGAGCAGCTGCCCCTCCCATGTTTGTAATACCGAGAAGTTGATCTAAAGTCATACTAATCTCCCCATTAGGGCTAGAACATCAATTTGTTGAATAGACAAAGCAGCTCCGTCAATCTCAGAAGTGATCCCAATTGTAGCTACAAAGCCACTACCAGAAGCGTTAATAGAAGGTCTTGTAATAACAACACCAGTAGAGTATTCCCCTACGTTAAACTCAGCTACATTATACTCAGCTATAGAACCACTAGAGAGCGTGTATGCACTACTGCGATAGTTGTACAAGTAGTCGTATGCCCATTGAAGGTTAGTTATTGCACCTGCTCCACCAATGATTGTCATGGCTATCTTCTTTACAAACTTTAATGTTGTAGCATTCCCAAACGACATTGGATTAGAGAAGTATTCCATTGAGTAGGTAGCTGTGCCATCGTTATACTCATCAAATAGAGTAATACCGTTAGCATGACCCATGTATAGATTACCTGCTTTATTAACATGGAAGCACTGAGGCTCTATCTTATTCCATATAGTGGTTCTTGCAGAGCCGTCCTCCAGCATTCCTCTCATGTCAAAGCAATAGGTAATACCGCTATAGGGAAAGGTTACTAAGTAGAACGCCTCTACAGTAGAATAGACTGACTTTATTATGCTTGTCTCTAGAGTAATATAATTAGTAATATCATTACGAACATTGCGTGATATATCTTTAAGTATTGCTGATTTCTCTTGTATTAGTCTACCAAGACTTTGTACACCATGCTCGCTAAGGAACAAGATGTCTGCGCCTGTGTTCTGCACAGAGTCTCTAGCGATACACCCTACATTATCTATAATGTCTGTAACCGCCATAGTGCTAGGGTCGTTAGCACCACCATAGATAATAGTTGACCTACGCCCCATAATAACAAGGAAGTTATTGTGTTGCGCTAAAGCTACTATCTCATCAGCTCCACGAGGCCATACTTTGTTAATATCTATAGAGCCTGAGCTGCCGCCAGTCCACTTGTGTCCTTGTAAAAGATCAGACCAATAAATAGTATGCTTATCAGTAGTAAAGTCTGCTACAAACAATCTACCAAAAGCTCCTAAAGCCTCATTAGCCTGTGGTGGAGTGCCTGCGCTTCCTGAAACTGCTGACATCTTCTGAATAGTTCCTGTGCCTTCGCTATACACACAAGGCTCATATCCACGCTGAAAGAAATAGACTTTCTCATTAAGTTCTACTATCTTCCAGTCTTCTGCTGTAATTGTGTAACTTGCTGGTGTTGCATCAACAAGAGTAACAGTGCCTGTTAATAGTTTATTATTACCAGTAGAGAATACTACTTTAGTCCCGTCAGACTTCTTTATGTACTCATAGATTGTTGTAAGACCATTGCCGCCAGAGATAGCAGTAGCGTTAGTAGTAATATATGAATAGCCCTTACGCGCTCCTACACGCCCATACTGGTCAATGACACAGTTAAGCGCAATAGAGGCAAATCTAGGAGGGCTTTCTACAGGGCTATCTTGGGTGTTCATCCCAAAGAAGCCAGGAGCAGCAATAGAGACACTCTGTAGCTGTTGAGCCATTAAACAACTCTCCAAGTAAGGTCTGCTTGATAACGTGTAGCATCTAGCGCAATAGCATCACCTAAGTACCTATCAGCAAGGCCAAATAGTTCTTGAGCAGCAGTGCCGCCAGTCTCTCCTCTTTCTCTAGTAGCCATTGCCCATGCTATCATAATAATAGGCTGTGTAGGTAGCTTAGTTGTGTCTGCGGCTAAGGTAAGTTCTGCTTCACGCACAATAGCATCAAACTTAAGCGTATAAGAACCATTAGGAGTAGGATACACAATGATCTTCTGATCTCCACTAGCGTCTGAGCCATTATAGCTAAAATAGCTAGGCGCACCTGTTGCTGCTGTATTAAGGTTAATCTTGTCATTCATCTCATTCTGACTAATCAACTCCATACGGCTTAGTTGAGTAGCGTTATACACATCTAATAACTTAAAGTTAGTACCAAAGCCTGTAAGGGTATAGGTGTTATCTGCAATAACAGCTGACACAGTAAAAGTAGTTTTTAAAGCAGTCCAGTCCCATGCTTCCTCTACAGTCTTCTTAGCGTCATTTACTAGATAACCTATAAGGGTAACATAGTCATTATCTGTAGGAGTTGTAGCTACAAGCTCTCTAAGGCGAATAAGAACTTTATTAATAAGTGCTAAGTATGTCATTATTTAATTCCTACCATAGCTTAAGAGGTTGTCTAGGAGTGTGAATTTCTGTCTCTCATACTTATAGGGATCACCAAAGAGTAAGTCAGTAGTCCTTGTAGGTGA